GCGCGGCGAGTAACCAGCGGTTCTCCTGTCGCCTATTCTCGTATTAGCCACCGAGACCTTTATTCTCTCCTCCGCACAATAGGTAGACAGGGCACAGAACGCTACGCGGTTCGGAGAACGGTTCGGGAACGACAACCTCTCCCCGGTCGAGGTCGAGGCGGGACAGGTCTACGAGACGCTATCCGGCGAACGCGTCGAGGTCGTCGAGGACGACCGACGCGGCGATAAGTCCCTCCTCCTCCGCTACCCCGACCGCCCCGAGGCGAATCAGGAGGTCCGCATGTCCCGCTACTCGTTCGCGGCGGCGGCGAACTACGAGGGCTACCGACTCGTCGAGGAGGCGGACGAGGAGACGCCCGAGGAGAGTCACATGTCCGGGGAGTTCGCGGACGGTCCTATCTCCTGTCCCGTCTGTTCGAGGTTCATGTCCACGGGCTACGACGGACAGGGGTTCCCTCTCGCCCGCTGTTCCCGGGCGGACTGTCTCGGCGTCCTCGACGTAGACGAACTCCTCGACCGCGGACTGTGGACGGAGACGAACGCGTAGAACTCCCTCAATACGGACCTTTTTAGCCCCTCCCTAACTCTCCTGTCCTGTGCGACCTCTCCGCATGAGAATGGACCGCTTTCCACGGTCGCGGAGAATCGTCACGGGAGCCCGCGCCTCCCCGGGACGGGGAAATAACACAACCCTCGTCCGGGACGGGACCCTGAAAACCGCCCGAGGTTCGTTTAATGCGGCGGACCGACATACCAGCGGGAGAGGGAGTCCCCCTGAATCCCCGGACCCGCGTTCTACGCGGAGTCCTCGAAGGCGTCCGAGTGAAAACCGGAAGGACAGTAGCGTTCAGGACCCTAAGCGGACGAGAACCCAAACACGCGGGCGGCTAACAGCGGGACCCCGGAACCTCGCCTCGACGACCCCACGTTTCGCGGGTCCTCTCGGGACGCGACTCCCGGGACAATCCCGCTGGTAACGCCGCGGTCGTTTTCAGACACCCATCCCGACCTGTAGCCCGCCCTCTCCGCTGGTAGCGCCGAGAGGTCGTCCGTCGTCTCGCGTCTGTCCGTCCCGTGTCGAACGAGGGGGATATGGTGGCTATTCGTTCGACGCCCGAGAGACGCCGCACAGACGCGGAGAGAGGGACGCGCCGAACCGGGCGCTAACAGGCCACTCCGTCCGATAGTTTTACCCTCCGGGTAAGGTTAATCGTAACCTAATGGGAGACGAATGGCGTCGAAACTCCGAGAACTCCGACGAGGACTCGACCTGTCCTATCTGTCGCGGAACGGGGATGGTAAGCTACACGACGCCCCGATACGCCGGAGTCGAGGAGTGTCCCGCGTGCGGCGGAACCGGGGAAGTCGAGGGAGGCGACGTATGACCGACGAGGAACCAGCGTCCGAGTGGGATACTCTCCTCGGCGTCGGGGAGGGCGACCGCGTAGAGGTCCGCGTCGAGGATTTTCAGAACACTAACTACCCGAAAGAGGAGAACCCTCGAACCCTCTCCGGGGAGGTTACGGGCGTGAACGAGGACGTAGGACACTCCGCCGGGGAGATACTACGGACGGTCGCCGTCGGGGACCCGCGGGACGAGGGGTTCTACGTGGACCTCGGAGATACCGCGGAGAACCAACTAACCGGCGGGTCCTCGACGCCGCGACGCTACTCGAAAGTATGGCAACCCCGCCCCGGGAAGGACCGCCTCCTCCTCGGACGCGTCGCCGCCGCGGAGGTCGTCGAGGAGGGGACCTGAACTATGCCCTGTCCCGTCTGTGAGTGGGACGGCGACGTAGCCCGGACCCACGACTCGACACACAGGTATTATACCCACGTCGCGGAGGTCGACGACGAACTCCTCCGCGGGAGGACCTGTTCCGAGAGAACGCGCCCGAGGCGCGGACTTCTCGAACGCCTCCGGAGGGCGATAGCATGACAGACGACGCCTCGGACATGCCGGACCCGCCGGATAACCAGCGGGAGGCGGCTATGTCCTCGGGGTCGGACCACGACTACCGCATGATAACGTGGGACGAGGGAGTCCCCATGTCCGAGTGGCACCATACCCATAGGCGGGCGTGGATTCTCCAGAACGAACTCCTCGAAAAGGGACATCCGGACTTAGTGAATTGGTCGGAGTTAGCCCGCCGGTTCGACAAAAGCAAGTCCACTATCCACAGGGACAAAGAGGTGCTAACGGAGTTCCTCACCGACGAGATAGACGACGACCGCCTCGACCTGATAGGCCAAACTATTTTCGAGAGAGGATTACGAGAATTTCTAACCCCGACGGAGGAGAAAAAAATGCGGCCCGACGGGACTATAGAGGTCATAGAGAAACCGCCGGACTACGGCGCGGCGGCGAAGTTCTACCGCATGTGGCTGGATACCCTCGGACGCCGCGGGAAAGCGGAGTGGAAAGACCCCGATAAGCGGGACGACTCCGAGGGCGTGGTCGAGGGCGGACTACGGGAGGTCGCCGTCGAGGTTGCGGGGGTCGCGCCGGACGACCTCGACGCGGACGACCTCGCCGGCATGCCGGAACAGGATAAGCCGCCGGAACTCCGGGACGGCGAGAACGTGGACACAGATACTCAACCCGGAGACGCCGTGGAGGGACAGGAGAACCCATGATTTTCAAGAAACTACCGATAACGGTCGAGGTTGAGGGGCAGGTCAACGAACAGACGACGGTCGAGACGCTGGAAGGCGACATAGCGGCGTCCGAGGGAGACATTATCGTTCGGGGCGTCCACGGAGAACGCTACCCGGTAAAGCCCGCTATCTTTGCTAAGACGTTCCTCCCGGACGACGCGGACGACCTCGACGCGTGGGAACTCTACGACAGTCTCCTCCCCGAGGGCGTCGAGGTATTAACGGAGGAGGACCCCGGCGGGGAGATCCACATTACCGGGGTCGGCGTTCCGAACAGGGACGACCTTCCCCGCCCGGAGTTCCTCCATGCCGTCGAGTTCGCCCGGGAACTCTCTCGCGCTCTCGGACTGGAAGACCCGCCTTTCGGAGACGACGTGGACCCCGAGGAGGAGGCGTAACATGTCCGGGCCTCTCGAATATGAACTCCGAGAGTCACGGACCGGGACGGCCCACGTCGTCGCCGTCGGGGGCGGTCCGTCCGTCCTGATTCTCGGGTCGCCGGACTACGACGAGGACCGACACTCCCGCGCCGTCTGTGGGAACGTCTTTGTAGACGAGGGGGAGGCGGACGCCCTCTCCTGTGACATGTGCGTTCAGAAAGCCCGGGAACAGGAACTCCTCGACGCCGAGACGGAGAGGGTCACGGTATGATCGGACCCGAGGGCGCGGTCGAGGAGTTCGGTAACACGTTCAGGGAGTGGCATTACCTGACAGTCGGCTACGCGGCGGGCGTCGTCTCGGGCGTCCTCCTGTGTTCGGGACTCCTCTACGCGTTCGTCCGGAGGGGGCGACGACGTGGACACCAACCCGAGGGGGCGACCGACGAGGAGGTTCGGAAGGCGGTCGAGGCAGTGGCGTCCGAGGTCGAGGCGATGGGGGCCGAGGGGTCGCCCGCGCCCGCGTCCATGCGTGGGGCGGAGACGGACGACGACCGCCCGGAGTGCTACAAGTGTGGGTCCCGCCTCGACTACCTACCGGAGACGGACGGGACGCCCGTCTGTCCCAAGTGCGGCGGGAACCCTCTCCCGCCTGTCGGGTCGGCGGGGGCGGCGCGCCCCCTCGACGACGAGGATCGGGCGGACCCGTCCGGGGAGGCGTTCGAGACATGACCGCGGAGAATCCCGAGGTCCCGAGGGCGCGGTTCGACCCGTTCACAGGCGACGGGAGGCGCTACCGACTCGTCCGAGAGGAGGACGAGACGGGCGTCTCCGGGACCGGGATAGTCGGAGTCGGCGTCGAGTTCCCCGACGGACAGGCGGTTTTCATGTGGACGAACGACTCGAACCCCGACGGTCCCGATACGAACATGAACAGCGTCTACGTCTATCCGGGCGGCATAGCGGACGTTCGAGAGGTCCACGGACACTCCGGTAAGACCCGCGTCGAGTGGGTCGACCCGTCTCGTGCCGTTCGGGAGGGAGACGCCGTAGTGTGTTCCGCCTGTGGGGTCGAGGTTCCCGTCTCCGAGTGGACCGTCTACCGAAAGGGCGGCGGATCCTGTCCGTTCTGTGGACACGACCACTTACCGGACCGTGTTCGCCTGTCGAGGGAGAGATAGCATGTCGAGAACAGCGGAGACGACGGACTACGACTCCCGCTACGACCGGGGTCAGACGGTAGCGGGCGCGAAAGCCCGCTATGTAGACCCGGACCTCGATTACGACGGACAGGACCTCGAACGAGACATAGCCCGCGTTCTCGCGCAGGGCGACTACCCCGACCGGGACCCGTCCTCGGGGCTACGCGCCCTCGACGATCCGATATTAGAGGGCGCGACCGTCCACAAATGACCCGCGACGACCTGAACCAGAACCAGCGGGAGGCGCGCCGAGAACGGGTCCGCCGCGCCCGGGCGGAGAGGCATGGGGGCGGGTCGGAACACAGAACCCGCGTCTGTCCGTCCTGTCGGAGGGCTATCGCCTACGTGAAACCGCTACAGGACCCGCCCGCGGAGTGCGGGGAGTGTGGCTACCTGTGGGACTGTCCCGAGTGCGGACAGACCATACAGGACGGCGAGAGGGACGAGGAGGGACGCCCGCCCGCTGTCTGTCCGTCCTGTGATAGTCCGATAGAGGGCGGCTACGAACCCGACGACGCGGATGGGGAGTTCTTGTGGTCCTAATACGGAGGTTTTCACGACTTAGTGAAACAGGACCGCTATGAGTCGGCTCTACCCCTTCACCTACTACGGGTCACAATACCGTAGCCTCCCGTTCATACTTGAACGTCTCCCGGAAACGGAGTATTACGTCGAACCGTTCGGCGGATCCGGTATAGTCCTCCTAAACCGGGAGAAACGTCCACACGAGGTCCTGAACGACCTAAACGGGGAGATAGTGAACTTCTTTCAGGTCCTCCGGGACCACAGGGAGGAGTTCGTAAAACGCCTCGAACTCACGCCTTACGCAAGAGGGGAGTTCGAGAACGCGGTAGAACGGCGCGGAGACGACGACCTCGACGCCGTGGAACGCGCCCGGCTGTTTTTCATACGGACACAACAGGGGAGATATTCACGTATGGACTCGGAACGCACTAAGGGAGAGTGGACGCGTTCGACTACAACCGTCCGAGGCGGAAACCCACAGAAAGTAAACAAGTGGATGAACAAGATAGAGGGGTTAGGCCCTGTCGCGGATCGCCTCCGCCGCGTTCAGATAGAACAGCGGGACGCGTTACAGGTTATTCGAGACTACGACGACTCCGGGACGCTGTTCTACCTCGACCCGCCCTACCCACCGGAGACGAGGGGCGACGAGAACGCTTACGGAACGTTCGAGTTTTCCCGCGACGACCATACGGAACTCCTCGACGTTTTACAGGGCGTCGAGGGGCGCGTTGCACTTTCGGGGTATGATAATGGCTTATATGATAGTCGTCTTTCGGGGTGGTATGTGTCCCGCGACGAGGAAAAAGTGAACCAGAACGGATCCACAGGAACCGTCTCGGACCACTCGACGACACAGGAGGTTTTATGGACGAACTACGAGCCGCGGGAGGTAGCGGACGACGTTCAGGCGACGGTCGAGGAGTGGTCGTAGGCGGAGTTCTCGACCTCGGGGGGTTTACAGATACAGATAAGGAATTTTATCTCGAATTGTGACCCCGCGGCGACCGTCGCGCCGTCCGGCGGTCGGTAAGATTCTCCGGATTGTATCTGTCTACGTGATCCCACAGAACCCCCGTCTCGGGTCCTCTCGCGGCGTCCATAAACCGTATACCGCTATACGAACTCGTCGGCGTCGTCGAGAAGGGCAGTCCGTTAGCTACCGATACCTTTATTATCCCCCACGCACAATAGTAGGGTATGGCACAGAACAACTCTGCCGCCGCGACCCTGTTCGACAAGATGAACAACCTCTCCGAGGGCGACAACCTCGAACTCCTCGGGGAGTCTCTTACGGTCGGTCACATGAAGCGGTCCGCCGCCTCGAAAACCCTCTCCCTGTGGGGTAGCCGTGAGGACATGAACCAGCGTCCCCGCTACGACGTGGTTCTCGACCCCCGCTACGACTCGTTCGAGATTTTCGAGGAACGTACCTCCGAGGACGCGTCCTACTGAACCGGACGCCCTCTCTCATGGATTCTTTTACGGACCACTCCCTTAGCGGCAGGTAACGAGTTCCCTCGCCTGAAAGTCTATTAGCTACCGATACTTTTATTATCCCCCGCGCATTAGTAGAGGTATGGCACGGAACGCCACCACCGACGACGGCGCACAGGAGACGAACGACGCGCAGGCGACCACCCGCGAGGAAACGGTCGCCGCGGCGGTTGAAGACCTGCGCGGACGCGAAAGTTTGGCGGAGACGCCGTTCAGTATGCTGTTCCACGAGGCGCGGACCTCCTCGGGACACTACTCGGGCGTGACGGTTCAGGTCCGCGTCCGCGACGGGACGATAGAAACGTCGGACCCCGTTCGGACGCGTCAGGGGCAGCATTTGCGCGGAACGGACGCGTGGGACGGCAAGGTTAGCCTCCCGACCCGGGCGTTCATGGAGGTCCAAACTGCGCGACAGGAGATAGTCCGCCAACTGCGCGACCTTCGACAGGCCTACAGCAGTAAGCAGTAACCACGCGTCCGCCGGACTTTTTTCTCGCGGCGTGTTCCTGCGTGCATGAGTTCCGCAGGCTACGGCTCCGGCGGGGGGGACGACCCGGGCGGCGCGGTCGGAGGGACGCGCCCCGAGGGCGCGGTCGAGGGACTACGATGGACCCCGAATCCCGGGGGCGTCCGCGGCGTAGGACAACTCCGCTACGAGTTTTGGTCCGAACAGATACGCGTCCTCTACCATTTGAATCAACCGCGGGAGAAACGGGAGAAGTTGAAACGACTCTATTATGTACGAACCGGGGAGTTAATAGACTCCGACCTCCCGGAGGACGGCTACGACATAGTGGGCGCGTTAGGCGGCTATCGGAGTGGTAAGTCATTCGCCGGGTCCCGCTGGGTCGTTCAGTCCGCCCTCGACGTTCCGGGTAGCCGCTGGTTGTGCATGGGACAGGACTTTGCGAAAGCGAAAAAGACCACGTATAAGGTCCTCTACCAGAATCTCCCGGGCGAACGGACCCACGTCCTTACGTCGAATTTTAACGGACCGGAGAACTCCCCTATCGTTCGGGACTTTAACCGGCAGGACATGGTTCTCACACTCATCAACGACGCACAGATAGTTCTCGGGTCCGCGGACGACCCCGGGCGGCATGCCGGGGACGAGTTCTACGGGGCATGGTTGGATGAACCCTCTCTCTACGGCGACTATCTCTACGACATTAAGGACATGATCGGGTCCCGCCTGTCCGCGGGTCCCCCGGCGGTTCAACTGTGGACGTTCACCGGAAACGGCTATAACGAGTGCTACGATATTATGGAACGACAGAAAGACACTCGTGGCGAGGAGGAGACGGACCTGCGCGAGAACATTCGCGTTCTCCGCATGTCGAACCAGCGGAACCCGTTTATCTCCCGGGCGACGAAACGGAAACTCCGACGACAGTATGGGGGGACGCACTTAGAGGAACAGGGGCTCTATGGCGGGTACGCCGCGGCGAAAGGACTCGTATACGCGGGGTTCCGGCGGTCCGACCACGTTCTTCCCGCGGCGGAGGCGCGGGAGGCGGTCGAGGACTCCTACCGTTTGTATGGCTACGACGCTGGTTGGTCGGATCCCCGCGTCGTCTTAGCGGTCGGTCGGACCCCCTATGGACAGTTAGTGATCCTCGACGAGTTCTACGAGTCCGGGACCCACGTCGAGAAAGCGATAAAGTGGCTACGCGGGGGCCTTCCGGGAGAGGACCTGAAACCAAAAGGAGTCATGTGGTCCGAACACGAACCTTCCGATATTCGCAAGTTCAGGAAAGCGGGCTACCGGGCGGTCGAGGCGGATAGGAGTCTCGACCCCGGTATCTCCGCCGTTCGTCGTCGCCTCGGGACGGACTCGACGGGACGCGTCGGGCTACTCGTCGCGGACGAGTGTACCAACCTGATTAGCGAATTACAAACATACAAAGAGGGGGACGTAGGCGGCGCGAACGTGGACGACCACGCGGCAGACGCCTTAAGATACGCGATCAGGGGGTACGACGAAAAGACGGTCGAGGACTCCGGTTCGTCGTCCGTCGAGAAAACCTAATCCCCGCGACCGGGGACAGGCTTAACGAATCCACGCCCGCCCTCCTCGTCGCCCTCTCCGCCGTCCGACTTCGGACAGTCCTCGACGCCGCGAACAGCGTCGAGGGCGCGGGAGAGTGCGCCGAACTCCGGTCCCGGATAGACATATTTCTCCTCCTCGTCGAACCGAACGACTCCCGCCTCGTCGAGTTTTGGCACATGGGACTGTACCAGCGATATGTAAATTCGCTTTCGGTCCTCGGGGTCGAACTCTACGTCGTATTCTTGCGAGGCGACTAACTCCGCTAAGTCTCCGAGGGAGTCCCCGTCGTCTCCGTCGAGGAGGTCCACGACGCGCCGCCTCCTCGGGGGCGCTAACAGGCTAAACACTTTCCCGAGTTCCATGTCGGACCCGGATAACTGTTCGTCGTCGTTATCGCGTGGGGGTTGTGCCATAGTGTGCGACCTGTATCACAATTAGCATACTCGTAACCTAATATAACCAGACGACCGTTTCAGGCGTTTTACCAGCACTATGGGGAAGTTAATAATATAATGAGTGTATGATACGCGTAAGTTATTGTGTCTTGTCGCGTGAAACCACGGGACCCGCCGGAAACCCACCGGGACCCGCCGGAAACCTACCGGAGTGAAAGTGTAATCGACCGATACAGGGGGTTAGCGCTGCGATAGTTTTATTACCTCCCCGACCGTAGTAGACATGTCCCTCGACAGGAGGGGCCGGGAACGGAAACCCGCGGTCCGCCGTAAGGGACCCGACCCGTAGAACGCCCGACTATGGCAAAACGCTACGACGCGATAGCCCGCGGACAGGCTATCCCCGACCGCGTGGAACCGACTACCGACCGCGCCTCCCGACTCCGAACGTTCCTCGAACGGTTCGAGTGCGTTCAGGAGACGAAGTTCGTCGAGGACGGAAGTTACGGGTCGCCGGAGGTTATCGCTACGGTCGAGGAGGACGACGACGGTCCCGGAGGGACGACGAACTCCGAACTTTGGGACGCGTCGGACCGTATCCGACGAAAACTCCTCGACCTGTGGGCGGGACACTCCGCGACCTATACCCGTCGCGCCGGAGACGACGAACCTCCCGAGGGAACAGTCTATAAGGGCTACTACCTCCCGGAGGTTTGGTCCGACCCGAACCCGGCGGACCCGCCCGCGGACCGTCTTACGTGGTATCATAACATCCACTTTCGGCACGAGTGGGGTCCTAAGACCTCCGTCTACGGGAGTTCCGGGGAGTTCGAGCATATGGACCCCCGCGACGACCGGACGCTGATCCTCGACGACGTTCCCGAGGAGGTTAGCCGGACTGTCGAGTGGAACGACGTGGTAGCGGTCGCCGTTAACGACCCGCGCCTCGTCGTCGCCCGCGGTCTCCA